CGGGTACTCCATACAAAGTTGTTGCAGAATACCGTTTGAGCAAAGCTCGAACGGAAGTAATCTTTTCACCAAAACAGATAGAATTCAATCCATCTGCTGGATTAATACTAGCTGCCATAATAGGCATAGTTGCTTCACTCAATGGCTTAGAAGGGTCTCCTGTTTCTTCGATATCAGGAGCCGCCAAATCTGTACCAGATTGAGGAGCAAGTGGTGTAGGAAAATAAACTAAACTATCAATGTAATCATCAACAGGATTAGCAAATTCCATATCATCACCACACGACACAAAAACATTAATTGCAATGTCATTATTAATCGCAGAATTAGGTACTGTAAGATCATTCAGTATCCAAACCGACAATTGGCCGTTTTGTGTGTTAGGTGTAAAGGAAGGATAAGGCAAGTTATTTGCTCCTTTACGAAATGGCAGAGAGCTGGAACCAGGATTCACAGCACTACCATATGGATAGGTAACACCCCATCCTACATCTACAGTAAAATCTTTCTCTTCTGAAATATCAATAATCTTATTATAAGCTACATTGAATTCATTCTGCTCAGAATCAAAAGGATCATACTGAATTTGTAATCTGCCTTTATGAAAATTAGATGATACTACTTGAAATCTATATTTCATAGTACCTCTCCAATTTTTGAAGAGCAAACCTGCATGACACGCTGGGGTCATGTGCAACTCTTCACTACCACCTAAATTCAAAACATCCCATAAATATGGAGTTACTTGAATGGAAAATAATTTTGATCCTGTATTACCAGAAACATTCCAATTAAAAGAAGTTAGGTACGATTCTCGTGTAATGATAGATTTAATATTCATCTCATCCACACCAGATAATCCCACAGTTCTGGGATCTATAGTAGTTTCTTGTTTGATATCTGTTGTTAATTTAATACAACTATCAGGCACATTGCAATTAACCAAATTTCCCATATAAGTGGGTTTGTAAGGTACAATTGCTGCATCCACTACTGGTCGGCAATAACCAAATAGGGATGCAATATTAGCTACTCCGGAGAGAGCCAATTGCGAAGCACGCGCATACAAACCAATTCCTGGTATTTTAGTAAGCGCGCCAGCCATATTAGCCAAAGCTGTAGCTGGCCCTGAGACTTTTCCTCCATATTCATCAGAATAACCTGATTGAGACGAAAGAATTTCTTCAGTGGCTCGCGTATCCACAACTTGCTTAGATTTACAACAAATACAACTGTTATATACTTTAGTAGTAAAATTAGTATGTATCATTTTGCCAAAATCTACAATTCTGCACTGTGGCACTAATGCTGGTGGATCCCTGTTAGTAGGTGTAGAAAGAACTAAATCTTCCGTCCACGCAAAAACAGTTATCCGTACAGCATCTGTAGCACCATTAGCATGCTTTAATTGTTGCATTGCTTTTATATCTATACGTCCCATTTCATCCCACTCTGATTTTGGAATTGTCAGA